GGTGCAACATTAACTGGTACACAGAATATTGCAAACACTGCACTTACAGGTTCAGGACAAATTACAATCAACGGTCAGGCAGTGGCTCTTGGTGGATCAGTAACAATCGCTACAGAAACAAGACCAACTTTTACGTCTATCACACCATCAACAATCGAAAACACACAGACATCTTGTGTCATAGCAGGTGGTAACTTTGCATCTGTACCTTTGGTTACGGCTATCAATAACTCTACAGGAGCAAGTGTTGTGGCAGATGAAGTATCATTTCAATCAGCATCACAGATCACAGCTAAGTTTACTTTACCTGTAGATGGCACATACAAATTATATATCGAAAATCCAGATGGTAATGCAGTTCAAACAGGTGCTGTACTAACAGTTTCTGATGCACCCGCATGGCAGACATCAGCAGGTAGTTTAGGTGATTTTTCTGCATCGAGTGGAATTACTTCAGATACATTGTTTAGTTTTACAGTTCGAGCAACAGACGCGGAAGGACAAACTGCTGATCGAGCGTTTACAATAAATGTAACAGTAGGAGCAAATAACTCAGGACAGTTTAACTAGGATAATATTATGGCAAACAGTTATTTATCAAGATCAGGTTCAACACCTACCAATAGTAAAAAATTTACGTATTCCTTTTGGGTAAAAAGATCGACCTTAAGTGCAGATCAAGCCTTTTTATCTTATGAAACAGATTCTAATAATAGAGGTGGAATAGAATTGCAATCAGGTGATAAATTTAGATATTTTGAAAGAGTAAGTGGATCGAATACAATAGTTGTTGAACCAAGTAGAGTATTTAGAGATCCAGCCGCATGGTATCATATTGTAGTTGCAACGGATACTACACAATCAACAGCATCAGACAGAGTTAAAATTTATGTAAATGGTGTTCAAGAAACAGATTTTTCAACAGCAACATATCCATCACTAAACTCTGACACAAGAGCAAATGGATCTACTGTTAAAAATATAGGAAGAAGAAATGTTAACGATGATTATTATTTTGATGGTTATTTAAGCCATGCTGTATTTGTCGATGGTTCAGCATTAGCACCAACTGTATTTGGTCAAACAGATTCAACATCTGGTATTTGGAAATTTAAAGGCCCAACTGGTGTTACTTTTGGTAATAATGGTTTTCATTTAAAATTTGAAAACTCTGGTGCATTAGGTACAGATAGTTCTGGTAACTCAAATACATTTACTGTTAATGGAAATTTAAAACAATCAATAGATACACCATCAATTGTTTATCCTACTTGGAATCCTCTTGCTCAACCTGGTGGAACTTTATCTAATGGAAATTTATCAAATACTTCGGCTCATGATACTCCTGCAACATTTGGAGTAACAACAGGAAAATGGTATTGGGAATATAAAAGAACTAATACTGGTACTAATTTGCATTATGGTATTTGTTCTACAAAATTAGGTTTTAATAGAACTACAAATCAAATGTTAAATGGAGAATCTGATTCTGTTGGTGCAGCTATTTACATATATCAATCTGGAACTGGAACAACTGGCTATGCAAATGCTGGTGCTTTTTCAAGTGTTAGTTATAGTGGTGTTTCTACTCCTTCGATAGCCAATGGAGATATAGTAGGATGTGCTTTAGATATTTCATCTGCTTCAGGAACATTAACTTTTTATAAAAATGGTTCTTCAATGGGTGCAGTTACTTTTACATATGACCAAGTAACACCTGTATATCCTTTTATTAGAATGAATAGTGGTGCAACTTCAGATGTAAATTTTGGCACTGGTCTTTTTGGCACTACAGCCATATCTTCTGCAGGTTCAAATGGTAATGGATCTTTATTTGAATATGATGTACCATCAAATCATTACGCATTAAATACAAAGAACATTAACACTTATGGATAAAAATTATGGCTTATACAACGATTAACAAACCTAAATTACAATTTAATACCAAACTTTACACAGGAAATGGTGGAACACAAGCTTTAACAGGAGTAGGTTTTCAACCTGATTGGGTTTGGATAAAAGCAAGAAGTATACAAGATAG